TCCCTTCAACTGGTCCTTTTGAGAAAGCTTTAGATATATTATCGAATTCGGCTATTAAAGGATTAATAAGCGTTCGCATGAACCAATCCTTTACACCACCCCAAACAGCTTTTAAAGCTTCGACCGAATTCTTTACGCCTTTTTCTATACCGAGCCATAAATTCCTAAAAGACGTTTCGATTAATACCACTCGACCTGCTATAAATTCTTTAGCGTCATGGATTCTCGTCTTTATTGCGTCACCCATAGCTTTAAAGAATTCCGTAACTTTAAGCGTGCCACCTTTAAAGAACATGGCGAAATCGTCAGCAAAAGTAATAATCCTTTTAATTCCTGCCTCTAAGAAATTGAAAAGGATTTTTTTGATTCCTCCAACAAAACTAATATTCCAAAAGCCCATTAACGCTTCGAGAACTCCGAAGAAAATCTCTTTCAATCCTTCCCAAGCCATAGCCCAATCGCCTGTAAAAACGCCTGTAAAGAAATCTATAATTCCCATGAACGTTGTAATGATACCGTCTATAATCATTTTAATGGAATCCCAAACAAATGTTAGAACCGCCATTATAATAGGACCGATTAAACCCCAAGCATTTTTCGCTCCTTGAATAATTTTCGCTCCGTTTTCATTCCACCATTGAGAAACTTTTGCAAATTCCTCTTTAGCAAATTCAGATACGGCTTTCCAAATCATACCGAAAAACGCCCGAATTGGTTCGGTGTACTTTTTCATTTTTTCAACCAACTCGTCTATACCTTCTACAAAGGGCTTAAATGGGTCTTTAGGCATTTCCATCTCTGGCATACCGCCTAAGCCACCTGCGCCCCCTCCTGCGCCCCCTCCTGCTCCTGCGCCTGCGTCATCCTTTGGGTCATCAATCGTATTGACTTCATCAAAGCCGAATGTACCCGTCCAAGCTTCTTTCGCTTTCTTTCCTGCTTTAGCCGATTTCTTTCCTGCTTTTTCGGCTTCTTTCCCTACATCACCCAAAGCACTCGCCTGAGCCTGTGTATTTGCTACATCACCTTTTTTTACAGGCGCTTTGAATTTGAAACCGCCAAACAAAGCTTTCATAAAGGCTGTAACATATGTCATAACCCTGTATAAAGCTTGTGACATCATTGTTAAGTAAGGTAAAACGTTATATAAAATAGGTAAAAATGCCTGACCTAAAGCTAATTTTAAATCAGCTAAGGACGCTGTAAATTCAGCCATTCGCATAGCTGTATTATTTTGCATTTCCGACCCTAAGTTATTAGCTGTTTCGGTTAATAAATGATTATAAATAATCGTTTTTCTCATGCTGTCAGAAAGTTGGTCCCATGGTTTACCGTTTGCCATTTCTTGAAACGATTTAGTCATTTGAAGGGACGCAACTCTGACATTTATTCCCAATTCATCGGCTCCGTCTGCTTCGCCATTCATAGCAGAACGAACTCGGTCGGAAACTTCTGTCATATTCATACCGCGTTTATTCGAGATAATCGCCATAGCTTCCATCATTTTGATTGTTTTTTGAGTTAAATCTTCTTGTCCAGTAGCAATCGTCCGAAAGTTTAAAGATAATAAACTAGCTGTTTTCGCACTTTGCAACCGCGAGAATCCCATGGCATTAGCAGATTCGTTTTGCCATTCTTTAAACGAATTAATACTTTCGCCTAAAGCTTCGCCTATAGTGGTCATTAAAGCCTCGTATTGCATAGCGTCCTGAGTTGCAGAGGCTACTAAGAATCCACCCGATAAGCCTGCCATAGCACCTGCAATTTTGCCGTTGATTCCTTTTAAGGAACCTGCAACGCTTTCACCAAATGACTTAACTTGTTTTTGTGCGCCATTTAAACCTGCACGTAAACCCGAAACATCGGCTCCAACTCGGACCAATAAGTTCCGTAATGTTCCTGCCATTTACTCACCGCCCTTAATGACTTTACCGCCAAACTGTTGATTAAGGCGTTTAACCATTTCTAGCATTTCGTCGTTAGACATAACTTTTTGAGATTCGCCTGAAATCTTTTTCAATTCCTTATTAAGATTCGGCAATTTCTTCGTCCTATGGTAATATTCCCCGAGCCAAACTAAAGTAAGCCTTTCTTTCATATCAGCCTCTTTATTTTCGGAATAAGCTTCACAATAAAGCGCGAATTCGTAAGGGGTCATTTCATTGAATTGTTCTATCGAAAGACCAATAAGGATAGCAGATTTAAGGGCGACCTCCCAATCCCATGCAGGAGGTTCGGAAGATTCGCCCTTTGTTCCACTATCCTTTATTAGTTTTTTTCCTTTTCGGTCCTTTTAAAAGCTTGTTCAAGTCCTTTGTGCATAACTTCCATAATATCACCAAAAGAACTAGCGCTATCAAGCAAATCTTCCATCTGTTCAAGCTTTAAATCTTCGCCATGTTCACGCGCGTCAGCCTGTAAACCGCACCACATAATAGCCTCTAAATCAGCTAAATCGAAATCGTTCTCGTCCATTTGTTCGAGTTTTTTACCCGTTAATTTCGTAAGCTGTTTTAGGGCTTTATGACCGAATTTAACAAAACGGGGTCTATCCAAATGCACCACAATAAGGTCGTTGTTATTATCGTTTGTTGTTTTCGCTACGTTTGTCATATTTCCACCCTTTTTAAGCAGGTCCGATTAATGTTGGACGACCTGAAACTTTTAATGTTGCTTCAAATCCAATTAAATCTTCCAATTCAGCCGAAGTGCTAAAAGCAGATACTACAGCCGAAAATGTCCATTGAGTTCCATGCGTTATGCCTGTATCTGGGAATTCGATTGTATAAACATCAATAGAACCGTCCTCGAAATCAGCTAACAAAGGATTATGCTCTAAGAAATCAAAATGCCCCGAAATTGAAACTTCTCCCGCATCTTTTAGAGAAGTCACAAAAGTACGGTAGCCTCCCTCAGTTGATAAATTTGTAGTTTCTATCGTATCGCTCGAAACTCCAACTCCATCAATGCTTGTTAAATTTGCAACAAGAACGTCCCCTTTTTTTAGGGTTGTACCCATAGCCACAATTGGCATTTAAAACGCCTCCTTAGTATCGAACTCTTATATCAAAAGAACTTTTGTGATAATTCGTATTGGTGTCTATGTCCTCAATAGGTTCAACATGGCTTATACTGCGAATTAAAGGACCGTTTTGCCCGATTACTCGTTGGAAAAAGCTTCTAATTCGGTCGAGTACAGCCTTAGTGAGACTTTTCAATTGTTCGTACGATTCAGTTATAACGTGAATTTCGCATGATAATTCCGTCATATCAGTGGGACCGCCTAAAGTCATAATAGGCTCCCCTTCACTCGAACTATAAACAACATAAGGGGCGACCGTTCCTTCTTCTGGTGCAGAAGGAAATACTTTGCCTGATAAGCCATTTATCGCCTGTAATTCATAAACCATAGCTTGTTCAAAATCCATCTAGTTACCCACCCCGTATTAAGTCGTCAATAGATTGATTTAGGCTAGTCACTATTTTTTTAAGTGAACCTTCTTGATGTTGCCTAATCGCATTAGCCATATTAAATTGACCTGCGACCTTACCGCCTTTAGTTTTAAATCCATATTCGACCGAAGCAGGATAATAAGCTACAGGAGGTTTACCTCCATAAGCGCCAGAACTCGGCTTTAAAAATAAAGGGGTCATGGTAGGATTGTATCTCAGGCGATAAACCGCCTTATTTCGCTTGTTTGGGGTTTCCATTTTCTTTTTAATCGACTTTTTAAGATTGCCTGTTTTTCCTTTTGGCGCGTCTGCTTTCGCTTGGCGTTCAGGGTCAGCCATTCCTGCTTTAGCCGATTTGGTTAAGTATTTTTTAGGCATTTTGCCGATTCGGTTGAATTGTCTTTGCAGTTCTTCTAAACCATCTACACGAATATTTAAACTACTCGCTCCACGAACCTCAGCCATAAATATTCACTCCCGTAGCCGTTGGATTACGTTCTTTGCAGAATAATAGCAATTCATCATTTCGCTCGTAATTGTTGACAGGTGGAGAAATTATGTCGAATATTCGAGTGCCGAATTTGATTCGCATATTAGATTCGACGCCTTTTGTGTACCGTAGAACGACACGATGGGTTATTTCGCCTAATTTAATATCAGCGTCTAAGCCAAGTGCTTCCCTTCCAGATATAGGAAAGACGCCAACCCTCGCGGTGAAAGCGTCTTCCCAATTATCATTCTCATTTTTTGAGGTTTCGCCATAAGAATTCTGCGCGTCCCTCAATCTTTGGAAGGTAACAACGTGGCGATATTTGCCTGAATTGATTCTTGCCATTTCATCACCTACAAAAGATTTACTGAGTGCATATTTAATATGGCTTGGATTGCAGGGTTAACGCTTGTGTTTTCCACTGTATAGACGCGATTATCGTATAACTCAGCCGAAAGTATAAAGACCGCCATACTTAAATCCTCGCTTATATCTAATTGTTCGGAAGGTAGACCTGTATAATTCTTTACAAAAGCCTTGGACGCTACTAGAATCGCCTCAATTAGCTTGTCGTCTTCCGCGTGGTAAACGTGTAAGTAATTTTTTATTTCTTCAATCGTAATTTTACTGATTCGCATTATTTATTCGCCTTTTTTGCAGTTGCAGGTTTTTCAGAAGCAGAGTTTACGCCTGCTTGTTCAGCTTGCGCGACTTCTGTATTTCCTTCTGTTTGCGCCTGATTCATAGCGTTCATAGCTTGGGAAGCCTGTTGCGCTTGACGATTCGCCTGAGACTGTTGACCTTGCTGTTGTTGCTGTTGTTGCTGTTTAGCTTGGTCTAAAGTCTGTTGTAGCTGTTGAGCCTTTAAAGTGTCGCCTGCTTGCTGTAAGCGAGTGATTTCTTGCTCCACCGCAAAATGCGAAGACTGTTGGCGAACTTGGGCGAAGTTTTCTTGGTCTTTTAAAGTCTTTTGGTTATGTTCGTGATTAGCCATAGAAACAGCTTCGTTTGTTAAAGCGTTCCTTTTGCCTACTTCTTGTTCAAGGGTCTTCGTTTGCTCAAAAGCTTGCAACGCCTGTCCTTCAACTTTTTGTACATAACCTGCTTGTTCTAATTCGCCTGCCAGTTGTTCGTTTTTAACTTCAAACATTTCGTCTAGCGCGCGAGTACCTACTTTATCGTGATAAAAAGACATTCTTGCTTTTACTAAAGCCATAGTTTTTCCCCTCCTTTCGATGACATATTTTTTATTTTTGCCTAATTCGCCTGTTTTAGCCGAATTAAACTCCTGCAGTTTCCATAACGGAGATTTTTTGGTCTTCGATGATACGGCTATCCAGTTCTACGTAACCTACCACGCCAAGGGCGTGTTGAGTTGCGAACAATTCTGTTAAAAGTTGAATCTCGATTCCTTGGGCGAGTTTAACATAAAGCCCTGAATAGTCACCGTATGCAACCGCATTAGTAGGAGCGTTTTCAGAGATAAATACTGGTTTTCCCAAAATTTCCCAACCAAATGGACCTGTAATATCTCGGTTTAAAAGATAGTTGCCATTTGCGTCCTTTAATTTACGGAAACCTGCGAAAGTTGCTTTATTCATTATCCACGCACACGCGTTTTGGAACTGTTGAGGAATAGAAAGCTGTTGTGAAATTAAATCATCGGCTGTAAAGGTTGCTCCTGCAGGCGTTACAGTCGTAACGTTCGCGTCTGAGAAGATACCTGTCGCAGAAGTTACGCCTGCACCGATAAGCAATTCGCGCTCAATGAAATTTGAAATCGACTGAGCCATTTGATTCGTTACGAATTGGGCTAAGGCAAAATCAGAGCGATTTAGTAAAGAACGTGATAGAGTTACTAAAGAGCCTGCGATAAAGTTTTGAAGTTTACGGCTTGTAAAGTTGCCGTTTTGGGCTGTAAGTTCTTGAAGGTCAGCAACATAAGCTGTAACGATTGAATTCGTATCGAAAGCAGGAAAAACAAGGTCGCCACCTACATTAAATACAGTTGCGCGTTGGTAAATCGGGCTAAGTTCTTTTACGCGAGTGATAATATCGTTCGCAATTTCAGTAGGGATAATTGCTCCGTTATTCGCAACGTCAAGCGCGCGAGTATCACCTTTAATGTACTTAACAAACTTGTCTACTGCTAAAGCCCGTTGTTCTTCTTGCTCTGGTGCTTTCGCCTGAGTTTTTTGAGAAGCCATTTGTTGAGCAACGGTTTCAGCTTGAATCGTTTTGTCGATTTGCTTGATTTCGCTTTGAATTTGGTCGAATCGAGAAGATTCTTCTTCTTTCATCGAGCGTGTTTCGGTCTTAACTGTGCTAACTAAAGTTTCTGCTTCTGTAATTAAGTTGTTTCTTTGCTCTAAAAGACTAGGCATAGAGCGTTTTTCAATAGCTTTAAGCGTTTTCATTTATCGGAATTGCCTCCTTTAAGTTGCAATAAAATTAACTCTTTTTCTAGGTTTTCAAAGTAATGAGAATCAGGATTGCTCCTATTTTCTTCCTGTTGCTTAGTTTCTTCGAGTTTTTCGGTCTTATCCTCTGTTTTAGTCGAATTATCTTCGACTTTCGCCTCAAAGTCCTCGGTTCTGGTTTCGGTTAGCGTATTGCCGTCTTCGCCACGCTTCTCAATCGAAGTTGCGAAATATGCAGGTTGAATATCTAAGATACTCACCTCATACAACTCAATCTCTTTAACGGTTCGTTTGTTCTTGCCGTCAGAGCGCTTTTCCCAGAAGTCTTGTAAAGCCGAAAAACTAAAAGACCAACCGCGCAATTCGCCCTTTTCAGCTTTTTCCATAACTTCTTTGTCGTATACTGTCGCAAGCGCGCGAAGCCCGATATTATCTTCATGTAATGAAAGTTCGCCTGTTTTGGTAGAACCCAATTTACGGTTAGGATTATGGTTAAAGAGCAAATCGACTGAATCAGTTTTTTGCAAAGCCCGTTCAAAAGTCTTAGGTTCGATTTGTTCAATAAAAGGACCTTGGGGGCTTGACAATTCGCGCGAATCTCTAGCGCAAACATTTACATAGCCGTCAAGGATAACTGAATCACTTCTAATTTCAATCCGCATTGGATTTCTCACCTCCTTTCAGGACATAAAAAAAGCCCTATTTGTGGGCTACTGGACAGGATTAGTCCCGTTGTTTACTTGTACACCGATTTGTACACTTCCAGAAAAAAGGAAAACCCAAGGATGGCAAAACCCTTGGGGATAACGAAAGGAGATGACACAATGGGTCCATCTCCCTATATTCTCACTCTGGATTACAAAGTTTATACAATGAGGTTAAATCTATTGCTCCATGACCTTCACTTGTCGGTTTAAAACCTAAACTACAACTCGTTTTTGCGACTAAGGCGTAGACTTCGGATTCTGTCAAAGTTCGCCCGAAATACTTCTCACCCATATTAATAATTAAGGCGATTGCCCCTGTCACATGAGGGGTCGCCATGCTCGTACCCGAGAGTACAGCGTATTGACCTGTCGGATAGGTCGATAAGACATCAACTCCTGCCGAGATAAAATCGACTTGGCGTGAGTTATTAGAGAAATAGGCGAGTTTCTTGTTTTCATCACAAGCGCTAATAGTAACGCACTCCCCAATAAGAGCAGGATAGCCGTATTCGAGCGTTTCCTCGTTTGCGTCTCCTTCATTTCCAGAGGCGACAACCACAAGTATACCCTCCGCGCAAGCTTCCAAAATAGCACGATGTTGTTGCCTGTCATTGTAAGGACCCCCTAGCGACATATTCATTACGCGCACGCGTTCACCATTAGGACCACGCCATTTCGTAGCCCACTTAATTGCGTCCGTAATTCCTTTGTAAGAGCCACTTCCATTCGCCCCTAATACTTTGCAAATTAATAAACTTGCTTCTGGTGCAACTCCAACAACGCCCGAACCGTTTTCGCTTCCTGCGATTGTTCCTGCTACATGGGTCCCATGACCATTTTTATCTGTGAAATCGTCAGGTCTACCTTCGCCTGTAAAGTTACGACCTCCTATGATTCGGTCTTTTAAGTCGGGGTGAGTGGTGTCGATTCCTGTATCTAAGATACAGACCACAACCCCTTTCCCTTTTTCGCCTTTTTCCCAAATCTCAGGGGCTTTCAACATATTTACACCGTAAGGAATTTCGCTCGCTTTTTCTTGTACTTCCTTGACTGTAAAAGGTAAAAGCTTGACTTCTGGACGTTCTTTCATATAGTTCGCTCCTATCCTGCAGGTACAGTAAAGTTGAATCCTGCTTCTGGTTGATTTGTTGCGTTGGCTGTATAATCAGCAACTTGGGTCCAAGCGACATTATCTTTAGAAACACTAATTATAAATTGTGTAGTTCTTGGGTCAGCTACAGGCGAATATCCCGTTACATTAATTGTTCCAATTGGATAAGTAGCGCCCATATCATAAACTAAAGTCGGAACTCCTTCGGCTGTCCACCATAACGGATAGCCTGCAGAATGAACTTTTGCTCCGTCTGTAGCTACCGCGATAGTACCGCCATTTGGAGTAGCGTACCCTGCATTTGGCAGTTTATTTAAAAGGCGATTTGTAGCCCCTTCTAACGCCTGTAATTCAACTAAACGAGAAGTTACGCCTGTTTGGTCGCCATAACCTACATAACGGACGTAACGCCATCCTGTAGGCGCTGTGCCTGTAGGAGTTGCGCTAACCTGAGCCGAATTAGTAGCTTTTCCATAGTTGCCTGCTTGAACCGTATAATAATAAGTCGTACCGTTAACGGCTGTGGTATCTGTATAGTTGCTTGGCGTAATATATTGAGCAATTGCCGTTCCTAGTGTTCCTGCTGTAGTCGAACGATAAACAGTATAGCTTGTAGTATTCGCTGTATCTGCCCAATCTAATGCTACTTGGTTTGCTCCTGCTGTAGCTGTCACTACAGGCGAAGCAGGTGTCGCGCCTGCTGTATCATAAGTAATTGTTTTGGCTGTTTCGGTCCCTGTCGCACCGATAGCCCAATAAGTAACTTTGATTTGAGTTGAAGCTACGCCTGCACTGTTTTGATTTACTGTAAATGGACCTGAATAGGTGTATTCGGTTGCGCTTGTACCGAGTTTATACTTGATAGTTGCGCCTACTTCGTCTGTAGTTAAAGTAACGGTGAAAGGAATTGTATTTTGTATGATTGTTGTCGGGCTAACAGTCGTAAGAGGCACGTTAACAACTGTCACTGTACAAGTCTTTACTGCTTCGGCTACGCCTGAAAGCGAAACAGCCAAACATTTTAAAGTAATTGTTCCTGCTGTATTAAAAACAACTCCATCATAGTACAAAGGCGAATTGACAGTCGGTGTCGTTCCGTCTGTCGTATAATAAATTTTGCAGGCTACCCAATTTTGTACGTCTACCCAAACTTTTTCCCCTTTTGCTATTGTTTGAGCGCCACTTTCAAAGCCTACATAGCTGTTCGGATTCGTCCGAAATTGAGTATCAGGCACTTTACTTGTTGTATAAGGGGCGATTTCAGCATTTCCAATTAATGTAGCCCCAAGATAAATGCTTTTTAAGGGAGTTGTCCCTAGATAAAGCCCTGTTGTTGCTATTTCTCCAAGTTTTACGTCATTCCCGAAACCTTTTTGCTTTTCAGGTATTGCAGGCTCTTGGTTTATGTCAAATTGTACCTCGGGGTCGTATACAGTCCCGAAATAAGTACCACCTTGGTTCCTCATGCAATTACGTCTTTCGACCCAAGTTGTGCCTGTGATTCCGTTTGTAGAATCATTACCTCTATCATTTATCTTTTGGATTTTAGCTGTTTCTTTAGCGAAATCGTCTAAAGTTGTATCTGCGTCTATTATTTCAAAGTCTCGAATCAACGTAGCAACGGAATAATATCGTCCTCTATTCGTGCTTAAATCCACTAAAGACGCTAAAGAGGCTCTTGAAAAGCAATTTAGCTGTTTGAACAAATCTAAAGGCAAAGGTAAATAGTAAGCGTCAAACATTTCATAATATTTTGCTTTACTTTCAGGCGTTTGCATTAATCTTCCGAGAATGTCAGCCCAAGGCGCAATTAATTTATGTCCTGAATCGCCCGTCTTTATTTTGTTTCCGTTTACGTCAAATTGCCAATTAGAAATACTATCAGCCCACGCAACTTTATTTGCTCTCGTATAAGTCAAGTTAACGGTTTTAAATTCCTCGAATTTGGCTGTTTCTGCCCCAAAAACATTTCTTACAACTGTTTCGTAATTGGTTAATAAATGCCCTAATAACTCGCTCGCTCGGTCAGCAATCCCGTAATTATATTGGAGCATACCTACGGAAAGCCCTGCGTCATCCCAATTGCCTGCTGTTACATACATTTGGTTGTTTTCTATAGCCGAACTTGTTTCAAAAAAGCCTGTATTCAATAAAATTTTTGCTCTTAAAGTACCCCAAGGTAATACGCCTGTAGTCATCCTCTAACCTCCATCAAGTAACGAAATAGACTGTATTCGGGTCTTTGGTTACGATTGCGTCAAATTCTGCTTGTGTACCTTTCCAGAGAATCAAGCTTTGTCCACTTGCATTTCGGACATACCATGCGTCTGTAGCCACTTTATCAATATCTAGCGTGCTAGTTGTGGTATTCGCCTTAATTCCAAGTCCGTCTCTAATTGTCAGATATTCTCCGACCATTCTTAGACCGTTACCGACCCTCGCGCCCCCGACACCTGCGCCTGACATAATAGGAGGTAAAAAAGTTGTCGGTTTATCTACAATGTCAGCCCAAATATGTGTATGTGCAGGTACGGACCCAATCGCTTGATATAGTCCATTCGCCTGAGAAGCCGTTAAGTATTCATCGTGCGTATGAGCGCTTGGCGCAAAAGTAACAGGTTTATCCGTAATATCAGCCCATAAATGTGTGTGGGCTGTAGGTGTCATCGTAGTAGGTCTGTCAGAGATTTCAGCCCATAAATGAGTATGAGCGCTCGGAGGAAATGACGTTGGTTTGTCCAAAACGTCAGCCCATAAGACTGAACCGCCTGTTTCTCCACCGCCTCCACCTGTTCCGAATGACCGCCAACTATCATTCAATAAAGTCGAAGCGTAATACATAATCATTCCCGTTGTATCTAAGTAACTTTGCCCTATGTACTCGGGCGTAACCACTAAATTAGGGCTACCTGCGCCTAGAATCGGCTTTTTGTCCGCGTTATTTAAAATGTCGTGCATAGCTTGCCATTCGTTTGAACTTTCAAGTGTTTCATCGTCCAGAATTGCGTCTAAAGAAGTGTAAACAAAAGAACGAGTAACGGCTGTAATATCTAAATTTGTTATAACCAATTCGCCTACATAATTTCCGATTTCTAAATAAGCTTGATTCGATAAAAGAACCTGACAAACACCCACTAAAGGCTCAGTTACTTCGCAATCCTGAAATACAGTTAAACCAGAAGGTTTTTGTACGGTTAAACGTACTGTAGACCCTGTTAAATCAACTGCTACCCCATCGTCCATTACTTGAAATTTGAATAGAACCGAGTTTAAATCACTTTCCTTCACCTGAATCGTCGGATTTGTTGTTAGGTTCCTTACCAAGTCCAGAGTTATCAGATATTCCTTGACTAGATTCAATATTTTCGCCTCCGTTCGGCTCTACTGTTGGATTTTCGCCCATTTTGGCTAATTTATTGGTGTTAGGCGTATAAATTTCTTCGGAATCAGGGAAATACAAGACATCTTGCAAGCCCATTTTAATCCAGTTAAGTTTCAATGGCGGTAAGTTCTCCTTGTAGCGAACTTCGTCAATTTGCATAAAACCACTTGAAATTGCTGTGTTATAAGCAGAAAAACGTTCTTCTATTGAGCCTTTTGTTAATTCAGTCGTATCAAAGGCGAAATATCGCTTATCTTGCTCGCTTGGCAGTAGCAAATCCTTGTTTAAAGCCGATTCAAAAGCCGTTAAAATAGGCATAATACAGGTTTTTATCCAGTTGTTATATTCTTCTTCGCCTGCTTCGCCTGTTAGAATCCTCGGAGGAACCAAAAATATCTTGCATATTTCGTC